ATCTTCAGATCGCAGTCAGCTTTGTAGTCCCGGGCAAGGCCAATACCGCCGTCGCCATCCTCACCGCCATCGTAAACCATGTCGTACCACGCTTCCAAATTGGCAAGCACATTCGGGTCGACATAGTCTACCACTACGAGGGTGGCATCCTCAAATGTGATACCACCGGCAACATGGCGTTCCTCGTTCAAGAATGGGATGGTGATCTTCTGTATGTTCCTGTTCGGTACAGAAAAGGAAGCCACACCCAGTTCCACCTTGTCAGCACTTGGTATCTTGTCTTGCGGAAGCACCAGCACAAAGTTGAAAGGCCGCTGTGGCTCGAAAGAACCACCGCCTTCCCCTATGTGATCGGCACCCATCGTTCTTTCAGTAGGCATCTTTGTATCCTCTCCAAGTGAGCGGCCCCGGTTGGCCACTCACCCTAAATTACTGCCAACTACTAGAAACCAACAACCCGTTAAACACCAACCACTCATGATGCTCGGCAGATAGTTTCCTGCCACAAAGAGACCCTGAGATCTTCAGTTTGGTCTCTTCTGAGCAAGGCGGTCTGTGCTTGAAGCGTGCCATTAAGTATAATCCCTATACTTTAGAAGGCTTGAAATGAAGCTCCGGTAGGGGTCAACACAAAGCTGATGTCTATGATCTCTGCCGCCTTTGTGGGCTTCAACAGAATCTTCCCCCTCATCGTGTTCTGGTCGATATAGTACGCCGTATTCGTAGTGGCGTCACAGACCACCCTGAAGTCATAGAGCCCGCGCCTCGTGGCGATGTTCCTCAGGAAAGGCTCCACCAACTGGCGGAAGCGCAGCCAAGTTACTGGGTCGTTGGGCTCGAAGACCAAGTACCGCACAGCCGTCGAGATGACCTTCCGAGCGTACAGGAGCATGCGCATCACGTTGATACGATCCAACGCCGTAGAAGCCCTCTGCAACGTCTTCTGGCCCCAACAAGTGATACCATCGTGGATGAAATTCACGAACGGGTTCACGTTGTTGCCCGGCTGGCCATACATGTAATCGCGCTCACCCAACGTAGGTGAATGCTCGATATCCAGAACACCAAGAGGGTGGCCACGCACGAGACCGGCAGGCGCGAACCAAGGCTCTGACACGGAGTCGCTGTACGCCCACACCCTGGCTGCTACGCCCGAGGGGGCCGTGTACAACTCCTGGTCGTTATAGCTGTCGTACACCTGCAGCCACGGCCAGTAGAGCGCTCCGTACCGTGTGTTGATGGCACTAGCCAGATAGTCGGCATTTCCTGTCAACTGACCGTTGTGCCAATCAACTACCTGCTGGACCGTGAGTCCCTGAGGCGGGTCTACGATAGCCATGCAGTCGCCACGAGCCTCTGCCAGAGCGAGCAAGGCGTTCACTACTGTCTTCTCCCAGCGGCCCGGAGCGAGGATCATGTTGACGTCCACGATCTCGGGGTTGGCGAACAGCTGCATGCCCGTGGAGGTGTTCCCCACCGTGGTACCCACGATATCGGAATCATCCGCAGGAGCCCCGTCGTCACCACCAGTCAGCGTATAGGTACCGGCGCGGAGAGTCGTGTATCCACCGTTGTCGGAGAATGCCACATAGAGCGAATTGGCGAACTGTGTCTCGATGTACCGCTCGCTGCCGGAGTTGGCAGTACCGATGAGTACACCACGCTTCACCTCTACCGTGACACCCTGGTAACGTATGGAGATGTCGTACCCGGTGCCCGTAGCCGAAGCAACGACCACCGACAGATCATCCGCCCATGAACCGGAGCTGGACGCTGACATGGCCACTGCATTAGCCACGTTGGTGCCATCACGAAGGGCACCAGTGGCTGTCACGTCGTAGTTGGCCACCCTGACGATCCAAAGCTGCCGGCCAGATGCCAGGTACTGCTGGGCGGCATACATCATTGGGTGGTCGCTCGACGGTGGACCAAAGGTCTCAGTGAATGACCCAACGTCTGTGACCAATGTACGTTCGTCGGTTGGTCCACGCGAGGCCGATCCGATCATGGCACAGATCGTTGAGGCCAGGCGTGGAATGTAGTTGCTGTAGTCGAGAATCGAAGCGTAAACTCCTGGAGAAACCGCAATTGACATTGTAGGTATATCCTTCCTTGGGATACCAAGCCTTTAGCTCCCACTATGGAACCGCCGAGAACTTCCCGGCATCTCAGGTCTTGGTATTTCATGCGCAAAACTATCCTTTGCCATCCCCATGGACCCTACAAACCTCGCATCACTACACCATCCGGCAGCGATACATGACCGGATGTACTCCAAAACTCATCTTCGCTGGCTCCCGCAGCAACCTGTGTAGCACCGGACTTCATGTTCTCCGCACTAAGCACTGCCGGCACCGGGGTGGACTCCATGTGTTCAAGCAACGTGACCCAACCACCACCGTAGTAAGCCTTCAACTTCTCGTTCGTAGGCGTACCGCTGTCCCACCAGAGCCACCCGTCAGTAGCCCCTGCCGGAGCTGCAGTGGACCGGTGGTGCTGCGCCAAGGCATTGAAGTTCGCCCTCATCTCCGAAGACTTGGCGGTACTGTGCTCTACAGGTTTACTGCTATCGAAGGCCACGGTTATCCCCTATACCAAGCTCATGTCACATCAATCCATCCACCATCGTACACATACAGCTTGTCATTCGTCGTATCGAACACAACCGCCACCTTACCTGTATACGCTGTAGGAACACCTGTTGGCGCACCAGCACAGGTAGGAATGTAAAGAAACCCGTCCGTCGCATCAGTGGCGAGAGCAGCCTGGTTGCCGCAAACTATATTCCCAAGGCCACTGATAGAAAACTGGTTAGTGCCGCGCGGGTTGAAACGAATATCATTTTCGATTGTAGCTGGAACAGTGCCTGCGCCAGTATTGGCACCGGTACTGACCAACATACCCGTTGCGTCGTGTGTAATCGACCACCATGCGTTGTTCGATACATCTGGATCTCGGGCGTCGTGTCCGTACAGCGTTGGGTTGGTCTGGGTTGCGTGGTCGTGGTCTACAGAACGGTTTGCGTAGTCAGTGACGATGATTTGACGGCCAGCCCCATCGTCAATGCCGAGCAACATTTGATCAAAGCTGTAGTTTGCCCTGAATAGGGCTTCTGCTGTTCCGCTGTTATAGAAGAACAAATCTGACTGAGTCCCATGTACGATGTTGGCTTGTGCGTCGAACCATGCAGCGCCGTCTACCTCCAGTACGCCACTCACCAAGAAATCGCCATTCGCCGCAAGCGAGTGAGAAGTGGTCCCGGTGCCGATCCTCACATACCCATCCGCCTCAAGCTGGAGGATGGTGTCAGCGCCTGAAGAAATCGAAATATCCGAGTCCCTAAAGTAAAGCTTCCTCGCAGCACTCGGGCTGTAGGTCATCTCTGCCGCGCCACTTATCCAGAATGCCGGGGTCCACGTTATTGTTGACCCTGCTGCTACGCTAGCCTCGCAATCAAATCTAAGATTTCCAGATTCCTTGCCTATAGAGAAGTTATTAGTAGAAGCACTAGACTTCGGAGTACCACTGTCCAGATATGTATCAAAATACAACCACGCCAAGTTATGCGACAGACCACCCATTGCGATTATGGGATAATCATCTGCCGTATCTGTCAACTGAATCCAAGGGTCTGCTGCGTCTATCGCTAGCGGTCCATATCCTAATCCACCGTGGGGAACTGTGGTGGTGCCGATGCCGATTGACTCCAACGCCTCAAAGCGGCCATTAACACGGAACAACTGACTAGCTGTTGCTGCGTTGAACTCACCATAGACCAGAGCCTTGACCCGAGCATCTGCTTCATCGGAGCGTGAGGCGTTATCTATGAATAGTTTGCTACTACCGGTCTCATAGTATCCAGCCTTATACCCAAGGAACACATTATAACTTACGGCACCACACTCGTGTCCTGCTTGCGGACCAAGGATTACGTTATATGAGCCTGTGACGTTGTAACCGGCGCGATACCCACCTATAAGAACGTTACCAATTCCTGTCTGCAAGTCCGCACCCGTTTGGAGTCCACCAATCACAACGTTATATGTTCCTGATGTGATGTTGCTACCCATAGTGTAGCCGATACACGTATTGTAATTGCTCGTGATAGACTGCCCTGCCTGAGAACCAATACATGTATTTGATCCACCTGAAACATTTGACGTTCCAGTTTGCCAACCAACCAATACGTTGTGGTTACCATCTTGAAGGGCAGTACCCGAGTTATATCCCAAACAGAAGTTGTAACTAGCTGTAGTAATTGCGTCACCAGCATTGGCACCGATTACTACGTTAAGTGTACCAGTAGTTACAGAGAGGAGAGCACGCTTACCAATTCCAATATTGAGTCCCGCGCCTGACTCAGTAAAGTTTCCGGCATCTTCTCCGATATAAATGTTGTCAGTACCAAAGTCATGGATGAATCGGCTTGCTCCCTTCAGTATGACGCCGTCACCCGACGCTGTCGTTGCTGAGAGTGTTAGTGATTTGGTATCGGCTATGATCACATCCGAGTTGAGGCGAATTCCCGTATCCGCATCGAAGTCCAGATACCCGTCCGCCTTGCTAGAGATGTAGAGCGCGGAGTCGCGGAATTGGACTATATTCGTGCCAGAGAAGTATGCAGAACCTGAAAATGAGACTGCAGCACT